TTCGATAATGACGCCTGAATCCGCAGAGTTCGGTATTCTCTGCATTAAGCCGGTCATGAGCGTGCCCATGTCGCGGTAGAAAGCTGCTTCTGAGAGGTGCGCCCAGTTGTACGGCGCCGAGCGTCCGATGTCGGCGTTATAGGCGGTGCCCACCAGGATGGAGCTTTCATTGCTCCAGCGGATGTGCCGCTCCGTGTCCTTGATCAGGTCGGGTAGTTCGATGGCTGAATTCAGCTCCGAGCCGTACGGGTTGTCCGCATAGCTCCTGATGTACTGCTGGTAATACTCGAATACAAGGTCCGCGTGCTGGTCGCTATCGGCTAAGACGAGTGCGCGCCGGCCGGGAAAGAATGGAATCCTGCGGAATAGTTCGGTTGCCGCACTGCTCGAGGCCCAGACCTGGCCCGCCTTCAACATGCAGACCCGTACGGGGTCGCCGGCAATTTCCTGCTTACGAATGGCCCGGTTGAGCTTGGCGCCTGCAGGGGAATTGCGATAGGGGACGGTCACCCCGTCTTTATTGCGGATTTGCAGGTGCTGGCAGAATTTCGAGTGATCGGAGAATCCCCGGATGAGCTGCTCTGCTTCGTAGGTGGTGAGCGTGGGGGTCATGCGGTTGCCGCTAATCGGTTCGTGGCGATCGCTGCATACTGCTGGTTGCTATCAATTCCTAATGCGAAGTCCCAGCCTGCCTTACGGGCGCCGATTGCTTCGCTGCCGCTGCCCATGAAGGGAATCAGGATTCTACGGGGCGTGTCGCGTTCTGCCGGTAGGATCAGACGCGCCAGATATTCGGTGAGCTTGACGGGCTTGACGGTCGGGTGTGTGTTACCTTCGCCGCGTTCCGATCGTGAAGCCTTCGCGCAGTAGAAGAAACGGGAGGCGCCGCCGGTATCAGTGCCGCGGTGGGCTGTACATTCCGCTTGCCCTGGAAACTCGCCGTACGAGTTGCGCGTCTTTGGAGAATGCCGCCGCTCTGGGTTGGCGCCGCTGGTTAGTTTGCCGGTCTGTTCATCCAGTGCCGCCGCCGCTTCTTCGTCCAGGAGTACGTTAGCGGGCCATCGTCCAAGGTTGTGCGGTTGCTTGTGAATTACCGGAAGGGCGCCATCGGTGAAGAACTTCGTAGCCGCCAGGCCAGTGGCGTCGTGAGCCTTCCAAGGTTTCCCACCGATTCGCGCCGCGTCAATCGCCAGTACTCGCGGGCCTTTCTTCCATGCCAGGGTGATCGGTTCCCATGCGGGCTTGAGTTGCGAGTGTCCTTTGGGGAAGCCTTGCCCGTGCAACCAACAGAGCGTATCGGATAGCAGGAATCCCGCGTCCTCGATTGCACAAGCTAAGCGGTGAAAGGTTCGCGTGCCGCCGAATACCAGCAGGGGCGCGCCGGGCTTGAGGACTCGCAGAACATCGCGCCACACCTCAACACCAGGAACTACGCCATCCCATGCCTTGCCCATGAATTCGAGGCCGTACGGTGGATCTGTGAGGCAGGCATCAAAGCTATTCGCCGCCTGCGTTCTCAAGACGTCGCGCACGTCGCCGCAAATAATCCGGTGTTTCATTCTGCTGTCTTCGTCAATTGCCGGTACACGTCGAGGAGGTCCGCCAGTTCGCCCTTGAATTTCAAGTCCACTGTTCCCTTGACCTGCACTTCAGAGCTGCGGTACTTCGGATCCCCTGCCCTGGCGAGCATCATCATGATTCCGTCAGAGTAGACCCGCTCGAATGCGACCCGTTCACCCTGGTAATAAATGCCGTGGCTGATGCCGTCATGGGCCCGCCGGATCATCTCGTCTTCGAGAGTGCCGAAGGCCTGCCGCTGTGCGCGTTCCAGCAACAGCTTGAATGTAGCGTCCGTGTCCTGCCAGTGATACGTTAGAGCCCGCGATATCTTCGCCGCCCTGGCTGCCTTCGTACGATGGCCTGCGAACATTACCAGCGCGGTTAAAAAGGCCGCCTGTTTCGGTAATACGCCTGGCCAGACGCTGGGGTCAGCGGGGCCTAGCGGTTGTTCGTCGTCGTCTTCGTTTTCGTCTTCAAGCAGCATGCAGGAGTGCGAGGATTTCCGTCATAGCAGCGGGTTCAATGAGCCAGCCTGGCAGTGTCACCAGGAAGCCTTCAATCTCTTCAGCCAGCGTAGGGTCGTAGCTGCCCCATTGGTGAACTTCCGGTTCATCCGGTGGTGAGACTGATTCGGAATTAGGAAGTGGAACTCCACAGGGGCTCAAGGGGGACCAACTTACGCGGACGGTTTGATGATTATCGGGGGCTCGTTGGTGGGAAGGTTGAGAACCACTACCGGGCCCGGGACGGTTGCCGGGGTGTCCTTCACAAACACGCCCGATTTGTTGAGGGCGCCTACCACGATATCGATCACCTTACCCACTTGCTGCACGTCGCCCTGGGGGATCTGTTGCGCTACGCCGGCGCCTGCCGTGAGCACGTTTAAGAGAATCTGCTTTTTGGTTGCACCGGGTGTGCCCTTCAAAGCGCCTTCAATGGCCACAACGCCCGAAAGGACGAGCGGGAAATATTGGAATAGCAATTTAAGCCAGTTCATCGAACTAACGGCCTCCCAGTGCCGATGTAAGGGCCGCCGCCGCTCAGAATGCCGAACGCACTCAGCAGCCAGAGGCAGACAGCAATGACGACGACGACCATGATGATCGTCTTGAAGGGCGCCGGCATGGGGATGTACGTATTAACCAGCCACATGATCACGCCCAGGATTACGAGCACAACAACGATTTGAATCAGTCCCACGTTTATTTACCTCTTGTTCTTACTTGCTGACAGGTGGAGGCGACGGCAACATCGTGCCATTCGGCGCCACCACATACACGGGCGGTTGCGCTGCGCTGGTTGATGACCGGGTGAAGACGAACGCCCCCACGGTGAGCAGGCCGACTATCAGCGTCACTACGCCCAGGAGCACGGCCCATGCCGCACTGATGCCTTGCGTTTTGCCGGTGCCGGTAGCGCGTGACTCCCGCAGGCTCTTCATTTCAACCACCAGCTCGGACAACATGGGGTCGGATACCGCCTGCTTGCCCTTGCCTTCGTAGCTCGATCGCTCCAGTGAAGAAATGCGATCGCTGATCTGTTTGACGGTATCCGCGTTCTGGGTGGCGAGTGCCGCAGCCGTCGAGGTGAGCGAGTTGCGGAGCGTTTCAGCTTCGCGCGCCTGTGAACTTGCCAGCGCGTTTACCGCCGTCAATGTCTGTTCCGCTGCCCTTGTGACGGCCAACTGATCGACTTGCCGGATTGCGTCGAGGCGTGAGGATTCCTTGGATGCGAGTTCCCGCGAGTGAGACGCACGCAGTTCCGCCATTTGCTTCTGATGATTTATCCCTTGGGCGTTAAGCTCGTCATGCGCCCTACGCAAATCGTCCTGGCGATTGATCGCCGCATGCACCAGGTCGAGGACATTTTGGGTTGGGTCGATCACCGGCCCGCCCTGCGAGTCGACGCCTAAACCGCTACCATCTCTTTTGCGTCTGGGGGTATCAGGCATGCTCACGCGGCTTTGCTTCCAGGACTCGACTGATCAGGCCAGTATTTCAGCACTGCCCGGTCGTCCTGCAGGTGCACATCGATTGGGAAGGGGCGTACCATAGACTGCAAATCGGGGCCGCTTGTGCATTGAGGCTCTGAACGGAAACGGTAGTCGGATTCGTACATCCGAAGTGTGCCGTCTGGCTGCCGTTCCGCCAATTGCCGGTCGATGAGACGCCGGGCGCCGCGCTTTGATGTCCAGGCCTCGCCGGTCGAACTCCATACCAACGTGCCGCACTTGCTGTGTGACATAGCTGTCGATGTGCCTCGGTGGGTTCACCCCAGAATTGGAGCGATGGGAAACTACTTGATACGGACGGAACAGTGCGCGGGCTTCACGTGTTTTGCGAGGTGCCCGCCCTTTGAATCGGAGGCCATGAGGGCCTGGTGCGTCTCTGCCGGGACGTCTTGGTAGTCGTGTACGTTGCCGTTGACGAACTGTACCCGCATCCGTCTGGACTCCGGGTCATAGCCTACTGAGTGCACATTCGAGCTGTCTACCGCTTCCATGTCCATTAGGCGACCTTCGCAAGCACGGGCTCTGCTTTGGCTACCACGGTAATGGTGCGCCGGCCGGTGCGATTTCGGGGTACATGCGAGTCGAGAAAGGCTTGCCCCAGGTGCGATTTGATCGAGGATAACGTGGTGGTGAAGATGGTAAACGGATCGATGAGTTTGGCGCGCTTAATGAGGGCGAAGGCTTTTGCCTGGGCTTCTGCTGTGAGGGTTTGGTGCCACTGCTGGGGGCTGACCTCGACTTGATACTGTTTGCCCTGCTGGATGCCGCCGAGGCCTGGCGCATAGTCTTCGTACCAGCTTTCGATGACGGCCTGTAATTCGGCGCGCCGCTGGAGGTGCGGGTTAACCGCGGGTGTCCACAGTTTTACTTTTCGGTCCACTTCGCCGTACTCGTCCACAATCGCCTGACGTGCCGCGGATTGAGGATCGGGGCGCATTCTATACCTATAGTCTGGGCCTGGTGGCGTGGCTTCCGTTCAATTCAATTGCTGAAATCTGGCAATTTGCCAGTAATCGGGCGAAACTGACGGAATAAATAGGGGCTAAGGGCCAATGTCCGTCACTTTCGACCGTCAAGACAGGGAAATCGTGAAGA